TTCAGTGTCTTTTTTTTTGTACATCTATAATAGTTATGGATACAGAGATTTATTCAGAGGCAGTCATTAATAGATTTTTAAAAAAAAATCTATTTTTCAATGATCCTATATTGAAGAAACATTTTGACAATAATAATTTGTCTGCTTTCAGGAAGCGTGTTGCACGAGTGCATAAAAATGAAAGTTTCGAAAAGATTATATATGTCCTCGTAACTGATCAGATAAGAGATAAGATTATGAAGGTGGTTGGGGAGCTTTCAACTGCATTAAATCCATATGGTGATCTTGTAATATCTGGTGGTGAAGCTTTCAACAAATATATAGATCGTGAAAATAGAATAATTACAAGTGACATAGATACAAAGTTCATACCACGTATTAAATATGATACCAAATATTTTGGTAAACTTCAAGCTATAAAACTTGTATTATGGGATAAACTTGGAAAAATTGCACAAACTAATGATAAAGTTATAAAAAATAGAATTACAGAAAATGCATCGAAAATTGCCAGATTTGTTGGTTTAGGATTTTCGGAAACAGGTCCATACGTATCCAGACGATATGTTCTCATTAAAAAGAAAAAAACAAGAAACGATAAAAATATCATAAAGGATGATGTGCTTATAGACGTTGAACTATTTGCACTTGATTTGAATGTAAGATATTTTATAATAAACAAAAATAAGATTGATGATGTAGTTCTTGGGGGTATTCTAGATATACCTATAATGAGACCACGTGAATTTGGGTATGAAATAATACAATCACAATCGAAAGGTGTCACTTACAAAAATAAGGATACTGGTAAGATTGTACATGATAAGAGAATAAGTATTGCAGGTAAACGGTTTCTTTTGGAAGATGTGTATCTCATGCAAAAACTCGGATTAAGACCCGAAAAAAAAGAAAAAGATCGACAACGTATGTTGAAACTTTCGAAGATAATTAATAAGAATGTAAAGTTAAACTCTAATGACTCTATCGAAGAAATATTCAAAAAAGTACATACTAAAATAATAACACCCAGAGTGAGTTCACGACAATATAGAAACGTTGGTGTTAATATAGCGAAAAAGATAAATCCCAATAAATACTTAAAATATACAACAAAACCAAGTTCCGAAAGGTTATCTAAACAAATTGTTCATGGAATTAAAGCAACACCAAATAATATGAATATTGGTGGTTATATCAAAACACATGGTAAAGAACGATTCAATCTAAAAAAGCAAAAATGGATAAAAACTGGTTCTAAGGCTTATATAGGTAATGAATATACACACAGGCCAATTAAACCCGTATCTTTCAATAAAAATATAAATACGTCCAAGCTTTTGTATGGATACAGACAAAATAGAGATTCGTGGGTACCAACAGACATATTGGAAAAGTCATCTAAAATACCATTTGTTGGTTTAAAGAATTAAACATATTATAATACATATAATGATTTACGGTACACCAAACAAAGGCGATGATGGACTTTACTTTGTTAAAGCTCTCAGTGATGAAAAAAAGAAGCACTTTGTTCAACTCAATCGGGTGAATAAAGTTACAGTATCAGGCGAATCAAATGAAGTTACAATTGATATGGTTTCAGAAAAAAACACCCAACGAATCGAAGACATTGATGAATTAAACATCAAGTCTGCAGTTGAAAATGCGTCTTCTTGGTTTGGTAAAGAACTTACAGAAGACGTCATCCGCTCGGCGTATACGTCTGGTATGGTGAATGGTCAATTTACATGTGACCGAATCCCCCAAACACGTGTTTTTAATGTGAATCAGGAAGTAATTGATATTTCCAACATTAAACCAACGGGTATGTGTACTGCTATCGTTGAGTTTGCCGGATTGTGGTTTGCTAAAAAAGCATTTGGCCCAGTTTGGAATTTGGTTCAGGTGAAGGTTTTTGATGATCCGGTCATTGAAGATCTTTACCCAGAAGAATATGTAATTGCCGATGAAGATGATCAGTAAAAAAAAATTATTTATTCTATATAAAGATGAAGGGTAGAACGAAAAACATTCTCATGTTGACAGCTGTCGTGGTTTTGATTTATGTTTTGTTCAGCATGGGTAATGGTAAATCTCGTTACAGTATTACAGAACGCACATATGCCTCTTTGGGTGGTGATGAACCATCTGATAGTATGGCAGCTGCCCCAGTTAGCCGCAGTGAATGTAATATGCAGAAGGGCACAGGTCTTGCGTCGTCTCTTCTCCCGCGGGAAATAGCTTCCCAAGAAGACTTTGGTCAATTTGCCCCAGATGATATTCTTGCTGGACAAAGCTATCTTGAACCTAGACAACAAATTGGTTTCCCAGAAACAGTAGGTGGCTCGTTGAGAAATGCCAATAGAACTGTTCGGGTTGATCCACCAAACCCGAAACAGGCTTATGTATGGAATAACACCACGATTGTGCCCGACACAATGCAACGTGGTCTCTGTGCTTAAAGATTAGACTATAGTTTTAAATAATAAATAATAAATATGACATCCGTTTCGACCGATCTTTCAGACACTGTGTCAAAGCTTATCGAACTCACAAAGCAACTTTCTGAAGCTAAATCAGATATTAAGATTTTGAACCAAGAAGAAAAGCGTCTTAAGGAGAATGTTAAGATGCAGATGGTGAATCAGGGTATTGATACAATTAACCTCAGGAAGGGTAAGATTAGTTTACGGAAGTCCGTCCGAAAATCAGGTATTAATAAGGATGTGATCCGAGAAGGACTATACCAATACTTTGGTGGTGACGAAGCTAAAATTGAGGGGGCTATCAATGCGATCCAGGATAATTTAAAGACTAAGGAAACTACGTCGATATCGTTAACTGGTATAAAAGATAAAAAGGAAACTGTAAGTAAGTAACAGACATGGTTTGGAGTCAGTATGTGTACGAAGCTACTGTGGGTTGTGACACTGATGGCAGCGAGGATGACATCGAGATTGAATCAGAATCTCATCTAAATATACATGATTGGGGTGTGGAATATTCAGATGAGTTATGGTATTTGTGGGATATGATTAAGGTCTATCTTTACGATGCAATGTTGGAAAATACACTTTTTACAGAGTGTATGTTTACAGATTTTGAAGAGTTTTGTTATATCCAGGAGCACGATACACCCGAATATATAGATTGTCGATATAGAGAACATCTATTTTACATATGGTTAAAAATTATACAATACATAGAAGAAAATAGTTTGCATAATGATATTTTATGTGGTACTTCATTTGAAGACTTTGTTAATTTCGTTATGATTCATACTAAACAAAATAATATAGACTTATATTAAATATGTTACCCGATATTACTTCTAAAAAAGTTTCTATCCCAGCGGCCCTTTTCCTTGCTCTCAGTCCAGGTGTTCTTTTGACTACAAATGGTCGCAGCGTTAATTTCACGAATGGTAAGACTTCCCAAAGTGCTATATTCTTCCATGCATTGGTTTTCTTTCTTGTGTATTCTATGATAGCAAAGGCTTTGGGACTCATTTTAACCAAGACTGATTTGTTGGTTACTACATCCATGTTCTTGGTTCTCAGCCCGGGTTTGTTGCTCACAATACCGCCCGGATCCGGAGGATTATTCCGATCGGGTCAGACGAGTCTTTCTGCCTCATTGACACATTCAATCGTATTCGCTGTGATATTTGCGCTTCTTCGTCGCCAATTTCCTTCGTACTATTAATTAAGGATGAAATATTTAGTCATTGGTCCAGCATCAATGGGTATATTTTCATTAATTGGGGCATTAAAACGAATTGAAACTAATATAAAGGATGTTCATGAAATTTCCGGTTGTTCGGCTGGTGCTATACTTACATTGTTTTTGGCCTTAAATATACCAATTGACGACATACTTGATATTTGTTTAAATTTGGATTTGAGTTCTGTGATTAATGTAAGTATATCATCGTTTCTAACTAGTTATGGTTTCGTTGATATGACTCGAGTAAAAGAAAAAATTATAGAAGTTTGTGGATGTAACCCAACATTTAATGATGTAGAAAAGAAAATATATATTTCAGCTTATTGTTTAAATACACACAAAACTGAATACTTTTCCAGAGATACTCACCCAGATATGAATATTATAGATGCGGTGTGTATGAGTATGGCAATACCAGTTATTTTCGAATCAATTGAATATAATGGATATAATTATGTTGATGGATGTACGTGTGAGGAGTATCCGTTACAACCGTTCTTAGATAAAAAAGACTATGAAGTTACTTGTATAACGGTAAATATAAACAAAAGATTTAAAGAGGAAATAAAAAATCCCCTTGATTTTTTTGAATCAATTATATTTTCGACGTTCGGTAACAAGAATTCATACACTAAAAATATTAAAATAATTGAAATAAATTTAGGTGATACTAATATTTTTAAGTTTGATATGGATTATGAAGAAAAAATTAGACTCTATATTTTGGGTAATAATTATACTACAACACATCAATAATTTACATTTATGTTTTGTAGTAAAAATTTTGTGAGCATATATAAATACGCCATGGATGCGTGCGATCCGGATGCGGATATAAAAAATCTCAGAGAGATCATTAAGCAGAACACAGGTTTGAATGTTACTTTAAGTAGAAAGGAGATTTGTCAGATATATAAAGACATCCAGGATAACAAATTACCACTACCACCATTAGTTATAACAAGTGATCGAACGTATTTATTAGATAAAAAATCACCCTTAAAGGCTAACGATTATGAGATAGTATTTAATTCATCTTCTAAGGTTTCTGATATAAAACGTATACTTCGTAAAGTTGGTGCACTCATCCCAACGAAACCGACTAAAGAGCATATGCTTACTTCGATCGAAAACAAATTGAAATCGATGGGTGTCCGGGAGCCTATAAAATTAGCGTCAAAACGTAAACTTACGAAAGTTAATTATAATTCAGCGATGGAAAATGTTATGAATAATCGTATGAACAATGGAATGAATACTCGTACCAACAATGGAGTGAACACCCGTGCGAATAAGAACAATGGTATGAATACTCGTACCAACAATGGAGTGAACACCCGTGCGAATAAGAACAATGGTATGAATACTCGTACCAACAATGGAGTGAACACCCGTACGAACAATGGGGTAAACAA